TACGATCTGGTTGTACACGCTGTTGCGCAGTGTGCCGCCCACTTTGCGCAGCACCACGGCGTGGCAGTCCGGGTGCTTCAGCAGTTGCAAAATCAGTTCTATACTGATATAACTTGATTTTGTACTGCCGCGCCCGCCCTTTGCGACAAGCTCTTTTACATTGCCCGCCTTGATTTCACGGTGGACTTTTGCGAAGCAAGGGGAAACAACGCCAGATAGCTTACAAGTCATCTATGATTAGCACCTCGCTATCCTGCTGTTGTTCCGGCTTATCCTGCCATCCGAAATTTGCTCGCAAGCTGAACTGTGCGCCGCCGGAGCCGTCTTTGTCATACAGTCTTTCTTCGGCGTACTGTTCACAACGGGTCTTTGCACGCGTAATCGTGTCATTGAAATCTGGCTTATTTTGGTAATTCAAAAGCGCCTGCCTTGATGCAAAACCAAGTGCAAGCGCCAATCCTGTCACAGTAGGCGGCTTTTTATCGTCATAGATGATATAGCCGTTTTTATTTCGCATTGGTTCGCCGTTATCGTCTATGAACGGCTTTCCTTTACAGGCTTCAAAGTAGGCATCAATCTTTGCTTGCATTGCCTTTACGCTTCTGTATTTAGGTGGTGCTCCCACCGGATTTTTTCTTGATGCCACTTTATCACCTCGCTTTACAACACAAAAAGCCCACACAATTTGTGTAGGCTTATATCCCCCAAAACCCCTTTGCGCCGGAGGAAAAGCGCGTTCCCGCCCTGTCGGTGTATGCTGTGCCGACCTCACCCGTTGCGGGAAGCAAATCCGCAACGCTTTTTGATTTCCTCTATTTATATCCCGCGTAGGAAATCACAACGCGGCATCCAACCCGTTTTATATCCCGTCTGCTGGTTTACGGTTTCTGCTTTGATGTTATGGGTTTCGGCGATGCGTAACTGCGTCAGTAACGGAGTCCGCACAAGCAGATGCCGGGCAGACTTTTTCAGGCTCTCAAAGTCCCGTTGCGGTCTGCCATCGCGCCGCGCTCCTGATCGGCTTGCCGCTTTGCTTACAGCGTTCAGGTTATCTATCGCGTTTTGCCTGCGCCGGGCTTTCACCGGTGGGAGCGACCCAGCTTTCACCGCTGCCGGAATCGAACCGGCCCCATGCCAAATGGCTGCACTCTTCAGGTGCTGTGCGGCATATAAAAGGCGTGGCAGTTGCGCGTGTTGCACGGTGTGCAAGTTATAAGCAAGTTTATATTTAGCGTATCACCGTCTTATATTCAGAAACTTGCCACAAACTCACACGCTTTTGCAAGTTGCGTGCATCAGAGGCTTGCCGCGATCTGTTTAATAAGAGCCCCAAAGCATCAGCGTCGCCCAATTATAGGGTCGATTACCGCTAGGGGGTTGCCTAGCTGGGAACGGAATGCGCTTGCACTAGCCTATTTACCAGCATCATCGGCCTTGGTACTGCACATAGGTCTTGCACCTTTGCCACGCCGTTGCTTCAGAACGCAGCGCTCATACCATCTTGGTAACGTCACCAAGATGGTCAGCTATGCAGCATATAAAATGCCGGTCTTTCCCGGCTGTCAGTATCGAGAACAGGAGAATTGGAATGGTAAAGAAAAGAGATTTTCGCTATGGCGTAGGCTGTTCCGTTCCTACATCATCCAGCATATCTATGTTACCACTTGACAACGTCCCCACAGTTACCCTTTTTTCTTGTCCAAAAGCCAGAAAAATTTTCTTCTGCTTTCGTAAAACTGCCGTCTGCCGCAATACACAGGCTGGTATTCGTAAGCCGTTCCCTCTGTTACGTTTTTCAACAGAGCGCACCAGTTTAAGGGGTCTGCTTCTCTTGCCGCGTCCTCAATGATTCGGACATCTGTGCTTAACTTTAGCGCTCTGTCAGCCTTTCTAGCTGTTGGGTCTGACTTTCCGTTTCCGTGCGGCAAACCGTCATTTGAAACCGCATCAAGCCCTCTTGCACTAGCAATTTCCAACCGCATTTCAGCGTATCTTTTGCAAAAGTGCTTTAATTCAAGGTATCTTTCTTTTGAAATTCCATATTCATCTAGGTTGAGCGGTCTTTCTCTCATTTTTGCTCCTTTCTTCCATTTTCATGCAGCGCGGTAGCGTGCAAATATTGCCATTCTTCCACTCGCATGTCGCACAAAGATGTTTGCGGGCGTATTCATTAATTAGTTGCTGTTTTGTCATGGGGTTCCTCCGGCGGGCCTTCTATTCCGCCAAAATGCACAGCAGAAAGTACCACGGTTTTGATTATCTCTTCAATGAATTTTTTGAAGTCAACGTCATCTTCGGCAACGACTGGCATTGTTTTTAGGTCTTTTGTAATATATTTTGCTCTTTTCACTTTCCATTTTCCGTTCCAGAACTCAACCGAATACCCAGTGGTCGAAGTTCCTGCCGCGCCTGTTTTTACAAAATATCTTTCACGGCTAACCCAAGGGCTTTTATAGACTTTCATCTTCGTTCACCATCCTTGCGCCGCAGAACATACAATACTTCATACGGCTTGCGCTTGTTCTCCATTCTGTTTGGTGGCAAGCAGAACATTCATACTCGTTTTCTCCGCAAACATATCCTCGTTTTATCCAATGCGCCGTAGGTCGCAGGGATTCCGGGTCGATGGTTGGGCAGTCATCAATAGCTTCAAGCACTTTTCTACAACCCTCGCCGTAGAAATAAGCAGCTGTTTTGCCTGATCGAATCCCTTTGGTGATTGGGCACGTTGCATTGAACACTTCAAATTTTTCAGCATCAATTAACCGCATTGTCTTTTCCATCCCATTGATTACATAGTTTTGTGTCAAATGTAAACTCAAAAGCATTTGGGCTTTTCCCATTTAAGCAAACGCGGTCAAAATCGTCACAATATTGGCAGTTTTCGCAAGACTTATTCACCGTCATTACCTCCGTGTGTATGTTCCATGCTGATATCTTCTTTCCGCTTCTGCGTTGCTTCCAGGCCAGCAGATACGCCCAGAGCGTAGAATACAACAAACATGGCGGCAAGCGCTGCACCGCCGATGATATTTGCTAGGGTAGTCATTCTGATACCTCCTCTACATACGCCATGTCCTTGCGCAGATTGAAAAATTTCGGATTGAGAATACAAGCCGGGGCGACAGCATAGCTGGCGCACGCACTGCTTCTGCCCAGCTTACCACCCGCGAGCAAAAGGCGAACGATGCTCGCGTAGCCCGTGTCGGAATCCTTGTCGCCGCAATCCCACGGTGTGGACGTCCAAATCCATCTGTCGTAGTGTGGGATGTAGTCACGATATTTTCGGTACTCGTCACAAGTCAGGATGAAAACAGGGTCTTTAACTGTTCCATAAGCCTTGTCGCCGTTGTCGGCAACAAGGTAAACGGTATGTGACAGCAGACTTTTCATCTCGAAAAAAGCGTTCGCCATATCAGATAGAAGCTCACGCACATTACTGGTGCGGTAGTTATTCCAGTTGCCTTTCTCGTCGGCAAAAATATCACTTGGGCAGAACTTTACATCTTTTGCCCACGGCTTTGCCATAATGGCCAGCACGCCGCCGTCAGGGTGGTTCGGGTCAAGGCAGACCCACTCGAAGCCTTTGAACATAAAGTGTTCGCCGGGGCGCAGGGTTGTGATGTTAGTCATTGTCGGTTACCTCCTCGTTCCAGTAGTCGTCACGGCACCTATCGCAACGGCAAGTGATACTCGAATAGCCGTACTTGGCGCATCGCAATGGTTTCAAGGTTTTGTCTAATGAGCAAGGCAACAAACGAGTGATGTCGCTTAAATACGCATCTGGGTACTTCTTCAAGAACTCGCTCTGGCGGGTCTTGACTGGGTGGTCTTTTGCCCATTGCTCAACTTTTGAAACTGTTTCCTCGATGCTTTTAATTGAATCGTCGTCGGCATTAACCATGCAGCCCATGCCATTTTTATGAATGGGGCATTCTGTGCAGCATCTTTGATTTTTACATAATCTGTTTACCGTCTTGAAAAAATCAACTGCGTCCATAGTCTCACTCCTTATCCAGCCCGCGGGCTACATACTGCCCATAGGTCAGGCCCAGGGCGTCGGCTTCGCGGGTACATTGTTCGATCGGTTTTATTCTCTTGATTTCTTTTGACGCCACGATTTTCTTTGGCTTTTCAGCATTTTTAGCAATGCGCCTTTCCCTGCGCCGCTTTAAAACTTTCTCGCGGTTTTTGTGATATGCGGCACGGGCAGCAGCGTTTCCTTTGATGCGCTTGCACTCCTCGCAAAATCGCGTCTGCCGGTTGACGTTTACCATAATGTTGCCGCAGCACTGGCATGGTTTTGTTACAAAAATCATTTGCTTTTCTCCTTTGCCGCCCAGACTTGCACGCCGTGGTCGGTCAAATAGGCTTTTACCCACAAATCGGCGTCCGCGACATTCTGCACATTGTCAAGCTGCTTTTTATTCTCCGGGGTGTAGATACCATCGAGCTTAGGCAATACAGCTTCGGCGAGGGCTTTCTGAACGTGGGCAATAGTTCTGGGGGACAGGTTGGCTTGCAGCATGGCGCACCAGGCCTCGTTATAACAGCGTGCCGCGATGCGGTCTGACTGTTCCTCTAGCAGCTGCTTTGTGACGAGCTGCGCAGCGTTCATGGCGTCGGAGGCCAGCGCGTGGCGTTTGGCATAGCATTTCATGGGTTACACTTCCAATTCTTCGATAAAAATTTCGGTGCGGGGGTTTTCTTTGTCGTACATCACGCGGGAGCCGTCTGTTGCTGCTACGATGTTGCTGTTGTCATCTTTCAAAATCCTGGCATCAACTAGAATATCCATGATGGCACTTTCGAGGTTTGTTTTATCAACCTTGCGGCGTGTAGGCATGTAGTACAAGCATTTGACGTTGTAGCGGCCGTCCAGCGGATTTTTTGGCGCCGGGTTTAAATACATCTTGGCAGCTCTTGCGTACTTCAAGTAGGCTGCGCTTGGCAGAACTTTTGCGTACTTGCCCTTATGGCATACCGGGCAGTGAGCGCCTACGTATCCGATGCGGGGGCTGTTCTTTTTGGTGATGGGGGGAAGACTAATGGTGTACTTGCATCTCATAAACTGCCCCACTGTTCTGCCATTGCGGCGGCGATGCCGGGGAATGTTTTGCTCCTCACTTTTGCCGAGCGGCTGAAAGTGTCTTCCCATGTTCTTGCTTTCCCGCTCGGCATCACACCAAACATTGCGGCGTTGTCTGGCTTTGGCAGACCAGTTCCGCGCAGCGGAGGAAGGTTGACAAGCCATAATGACGTTGCTTTCGTGACGTAATTTTCCGTATCATCTGTGGACTTTGCGAACATATACGGCGAAACCGTTTGGTCTGGCTTGCGATATGCTGTATTCATAAACCCGACGGGGTTTTCTATTGCAATTCGTTCTGCGTTTGCTGTTAAGAATTGCATAAAAAACACAGCGCCCTTTGCTCTTTCAGCCCAACGTGCAACCACTTTTTCTGAAGGTGTACACCGTAGGGAAAAGCTGCGCGTTGCAACATTACTAAGATACGTGCAAGGCGGGTGTGCAATCAGCAAATCCCACTTGCCTACATCATGAGCCTTGCCGTCCATCGTTACGATTCGCCCCCCTCGATTGCCTTCAGGGCATCTCCTAAAATATGCCATTCTGGGTGTCCTCCCGACGGTTCCTGGATGTCGCAGCTGTACGCTTCATGTCCGCGTTCTCGGAACGCCTTGCAGACTGTCTGTGATTCTTCACAGGAAACTAATACTTTCATATAAAGTCCTCCACGCTCATTTGCCCTGGCAGTACATCTTCTTCCATCCACCAGCGGAATACATCTTGACCTGTACAGCCCATCATCCAGTTTCCGTCCAGCTTTCCGCGTGCTCTGCGCTCATCAAGCATCCTGTCAAAGGCTTGTATGTAGAGCTTCTTGTAAGCAGGCCAGCGTCGGAACTCCGCATACCGTTTCTTGCTTGCCATCGGGCAGCCGATACAGCCAACGCGGCTGAACCCACATTCATACAACGGATTGACAGGCACCTTTGCATCCTGTAAAAAGCTCCACACCTGATTATCCGTCCAGTCCACAATGGGGTTTACTACGCGCTTTGCGGCCACCTTGCACCCTTCAAAGATTTTGCTCGGCTCCTGTTCTTCGCCTTTCAAAACGATTTTGTTCTCTTTGTTCCGTGTGTACGCTTCAAAAACGCCTCTGTCGCGCTTTCTTCGGCTGCTTTCCGCCCACCGCACGCCGGTCGTGATGAATCGACCGTTTCCGCCCTGCTCTTTCAGCACAGAGCAGCAGTACCGCATGATTCGTGTAGGCGGCATCAGTTTTTGCGGGATTAAGTCCCACATGCTTGTGCGCTTGCCCTTATAAACAGGGTAGTTGATGGTGCATTTCACGCCCAGCGCTTCAAGCCGCGCAAATTCCTGTCGTACAAACCGCACTGTTTCCGGCGCGTCAGCCGTAGTGTGGTTATGCTGCACTTCAAACGGGATGCTCCCCCTAAGAGCCAGCTCCACGCATACGCTGCTGTCCTTGCCGCCGCTGGTCGTTACTACCAGTGGCGTTCCGTAATACTTCAGCGCCATGTCGCTTGCCGCTTTCAACCGCCCAATGGCGATCTTCTCCGGGTCGCCGCTTGTCGGCAGGGTCACAAGGCCCCAATCTTCTTTGCTCACGGTGCTATCTCCTTTACTTTCGCGTAGTACTTTTCGCTATGGGCGGGATGCGGATAATGTACTTGTAAATTTTAGCCATGTTCTGCACCTTAGAACGGCAAATCGCCCTCATCCTCAATCATAGCAAAGTCTTCATTGTTGCCAGAGGAATAGCTCGGTGCTGCACTTTGCGTTGTGCGCTGTGCGCTTTGCGTGCGCTCTGGGGCGGCTGCGGCGTTCTCTGGCGCGTTTTCCGTGCCAGGGTATACACTTTCCTTGCTTTGCCCAAAACTCACGTTATTGGCCACGATTTCAACGGCTGTGCGGTTCTGGCCGTTCTTGTCCTGATACTGGCGGGTCTGCAAGCGACCGTCAATGGCAATCAGGGAGCCTTTCTGAAAATATTTGCAGACAAACTCTGCCGTGCGTTCCCAGGCAACAACATCCAGCCAGTCTGCCTGACTCTGGCCGTTGGCGTCACGGCGTCCGCGGTCGCAAGCGATGCGGAACGATGCGACATTCTTGCCAGTAGTAGTCTGGCGAAGCTCCGGGTCGCGGGCAAGTCTGCCCATGATAGCAACAACATTCAGCATATTTTCACCTCAACATGAAATTCTTTCTCTATCGCAGTTTCCCAATATCGCCAGCTTGTAGCTTTCTGGTGCGTTATCGCCAAGCTGCAACACGCCAGCAGAAAACCACTTTGGCAGCGGGATACCAAGCTCCGTGTACCTGTCCCATGCAAGGCGCATTGCCCAATTATCGGCAACGTTGTATGCGCTGTATTTGACAGCAGCTTCCCGCACCTCGCTTACAGTTGGCTTGAATCGGTGCGTTTTGGAAAGCTCCTGCACGGCTTTCAGCGCGGCGCTGTATGAGACGTCGGCAAGCGACGCCGCCCAGGCTTTGGCGGTTTCTTCTGCATTCGTTTTGCTGCAAATGTTATCCCAGTAATTCATAGCAAGCGACAGGAGCGCCGCCGTCTGCTGATAAGTCATCTGCCATGCCTCCTTTTGCGATTTCGCGCAGCTTTTCTTGTGTGGTTTTCATCTGCTTCCGTTGTGAAGTTCCTTTCTGCTGGCTTCTGTCCTCTTTCTCGGCAAGATACGCCGCGCGGGTGGTAATGTTATTTTGCAGGCAGTCGCGCAAGATTGCCTGCGCATAGCCCCACGAACGCTTATTGTTGATAGCTGCCTGATTGATTGCCTCGCAAACAAGGTCAGGCTCTACCTGTTCAAGATAGCCCACAATGCTATCAAATGCGGCACGAGGAAGTGCGCCAATGTTCTGCTCGTAGCAATCTACGCATTGTTGCCAGCTTTCGCGCGCTTGCGCGGTAGTCGTAGTAGTAATATATTCTATTTTCTGTTTTCTATTTTCTATTTTCTCTTTTTGGTTTTGTTGGGTTTCTTTGGGTTCTTCTGGGTTTTGTTGGGCTTCTTTGGGTTCTTCTGGGTTTTGTTGGGCTTCTTTGGGTTTTCTCGGGCGACCGCCCTTTGAACCGTTCTTCGCCTGCTTTTCCAAAAATTCATGGTCAATATCAATGTTTCGCCGCATTACAGGCCACAGAACACGTTCACTCCCGCTGAACTTTGGCGTTGCTCCGTCTAACTCATAATCGAGCATTGCACGCACCAAACGCCCTACCTCAGCGTCACTGAGCGTCTCAAAATAGCATCTGTAATCGAGCCATAATTTGATATAGGCTGTTTTATCCATATTCAGTTGTCCTTTTCTTGATGGCAGTGCATATAGATGTATTCGGAATGCGCTGTCATATTCTGGTATAGCCAATCATCGGCTTTCTCTTTACTTAGATGCTCACGCATCACGCGCTTTTCATACACATACTCGCCGTTGATTTTCTTCTCGGCTATGCGGTCTTTGATGTCCGCTTCTGTGTAGTTAGCTTCGACGAGATAGAGATTATAGCCTTTGGCTGTTATGCCGTTCAGATTGCTCGTGTCGGTAGCATAAAACAATCTTTCAACAGGCGGCTGCGGCAGTTCCATGTGCCAGCAGCAGTTTTGCACATCGTGCTTTGTTTCCTGCGCCTTAATTCTGCACAGATTCTTGTAGTTGTACCAGCGTTCTGTTCGTATCACGTCAATCTGGCTCATTTTAACGCCAGCATTCACGAGGGCTGCACATAACCACACACAACACGCAAAACGCAATGTAGGCCGCTCTCTGGCGAGTTTGCGAAGCGTGGCGGGGTTGAAGTGGTCGCCGTGAATATGTGTAAGCAATACGAGCTTTAAGTTCTTGTAGCTATCTGTCAGCCGAGAAAAAGGGACGCCGCAATCAATCAATATTGAATTTTGAATGAGAACGGCGTTGCCCTGGCTCCCAGTTGAAATAATCTTGCAATCCATGTTACAGGCTGCTCAGGTCGATTTTCATCGGCTCGGCGGCTGCGGGCTGGGCTTCAACTGCCTGTTCGGCTTGCGGCTGTTCAAGCTGCGGTGCAGGCTGTGCGACGGCATCTAAGCGGACATCCTTTGCGGACGCCACACGCTCTGCAATCAACTGCCCGTCGTTATCGTGCGTGATGGTGTCGTCGTGTTCAAGGGCAGTCTGCATATCTATGCTCATAACGCCCCAACGGGAGATAAGCTGACGAAGCATGGTTTTCTTTGCCATGTCGTCAAAGTTCTTGTACCAAAACGAAGAATATTTCCACATTTCGCTCTGCTTAACGTTTCCAGCCAAAAGATTTTCGTACCCTTTGCGGCTGAACGCGGGGCTGTAGGTGTCTGCATGGTTCATCATTTTTTCCTTGCTCCAATACAGAACCTTGCGGAATCCGTTCATGTACTCAAAATAGGCCATGTACCCAACAGTCGGCAGGGCATCGCGCACATCATCGTCCTCAATGAATTTGAACCGTGCTTTTCCTGTTTCGGGGTCTTTGCCCTGGTATTCCCCCTGCTTGATCACCATAACATCAAGGTCTTTGTACTGACCACTGCGCAACGCCAGCTGGACATAGCCTTTGTAACCAAGCACGAATGTGGAGGTGGTGGTTTCCGGGCGAATCATGTTTCCGTCTCGGTCATACTTTGCCTTCTGCTTGAACGGCACGAGGTAATACTGACCCAACTGCGGGGAAGGGCTGAGGTTGAGGCTTTCGCCCAGCAGCGCACCCGCAAGAATCGTCCCTGCGTCACACTCCTGCAAAGCGGGATTCACCGCAACGGCGCTCGTAATGCTTGCCGTAAAACGCCGCGCACGGTCTGGGTCGCGCAAGGTGTTGTTGATAAGGTTCTGGTATCCCTGCGTATTGATCGCAACGGAAAACTTCGGTTTCTGTGTCAACTGCTGATTAGATGTCGTCATAGGTCATACCCTCCTGCAAAATAAACTGTTTAAGTTTCTTCAACTGCTCAATGGTGCCGCGAACTGCAAACTTGACTTCGTAAACGTCATGCGCGGCGGGCGTTTCTGTGAGCTGTTCTTCATCGGGGACGGGTGCTTCTTCAACAGGCGGCTGTACTGCGTCGGGCTGCGTATCTCGCGCTTCTGCGATAGCCTGCTGCACCTTTTCTTCTGCCGCCTGCTGCTGTTCCAGTGCAGCGCGGCGTTCTGCCTCTTGCTGCTTTTGCAGTTCTATTTGCTCATGCCGAGCGCGAACGGTACTCAGCGCCAGCGCAACATTCAGCGACTTCTTGTACTCGACCAGCAGTTCCGCAGCGTCCTCATGCTGGGAAAGCTCCTGCACTTCCGCAGAAATTTTGAGAACCGTCGAAGTCAAAGTCGTTTTCACGCCGCTGACGCTGGTCGAGAGACCGATTTTCAAATTCATCTGCTCAAAGCGCAGCCACGGCAGGTTGTTCGCCTTGCAAAGCTCTACGAAGTAGCTTTGAATTTCCTTTACCTTTTCGGCTTTCAAGCCAGTCTCGACCTCATCAATGCGGCGTTTCAGCTCCGCGTCGGCTCTCTTATAAGGGTCGGAAATGCACTCCTTGTAGACGACCTCAAACTGGTTGTACGGCTGCATGATGGCTTCCTTCACGCGCTTGCGCTGCTCTTCCATTTCCGCAAACTCTTTGCCAAGCTCGGTGCGAATCTTCTTTACATCGCCGCGCGTTTCTTCGGTACATACAAGCTGCATCGCATTTTTCGTGCGGCTCTCTACGTTTGCCTTCACAAGCTGAAGATGCTCCTCGATAATGGGCAACTGCTTCAGCGTGATAACAGGCGCCATTTCTCCCATGTGTTAAACCTCCATATTCTTGTAATGTTCCAAGCTCTGGCATAAGCCAGTCTCGGCAGAAATCGTTAAATCCAAAATTTTCTGGTACTTGAGAAAGTCGGGCATCGAACGATCATGAACAATCAGTTGCATAGCCAGAAAGTGTTTCTGGTATTTATCTGGGGCGTTATTTTCAAACGCCATTCGGATGTTTTCGCACGTCATTTTTTAAGTTCCTTTCGCTTTCTCCTTTATCGAGAACAAAAGGCGTGTTCCCACGGGTCAAGTTCCAAAATATCCTCGCCGGGGAAATCGTCCTCTGTCACGCAGTTTTCACAACCCACAATCTCGTTGTCGATTTTGTAAATGGTTTCACATTCCTGCCCGCAAATCGGGCAGCAGGGATGATCAGGCGTTTCCGGCAAGAAGGGGTTGTCTTGGTGACCCCAAAAGCTGGTCATTCGGATGCCTCCTGCTTTGCGTCCACATCGGAAAAATGCAGCTCCATCAAGTCAGCGATTGCGAGATATTCTTTGGCGTATTTGCTGTCGCCGTGGGTTTTCTTGACGATCTCGCGGAACTGCGCTAAATCACCGTAAAAGCAACCGCACTGTGCGCGGATAATTTTATCCTTGCAGCGGAAAAACGTGGTTGCGCTGAAATAACGTCCGAAACCTTTGACGACAGCGTAGTCCGCGTTGCCGGTGACCCTCGCGTTGTCGGCGACCCACGCGTCACCGGTGACTGTCGCGTCGCCGGTGACACACGCGTTGCCGGTGACCCTCGCGTTGCCGGTGACCCTCGCGTTGTCGGCGACCCACGCGTCGCCATCGTGGGAAAGGTTTTTCTCCTTCTCAATAAATCCGCCGAGTTCTCCCTTCTCGACGTTGCCAAAAGCGACGAGAGCCTTAATGCGGAACAGCTTCCTGCCGAAAACGTTCGTCACAAATTCAGAAGTAAGTTCATACTTTTTCATAGTGGTTTTCCTCCTGTTTCAAAATCGCCCGCACAGGGCGTTGGTAATGATGATACCGACGGCGGCGGCGACAAGCTGCAACTGCCCGACAGCGGCAACGGTGTACACGCCGCAGGCGACAATGCCGAGCTTGACGGCGGCGCGTTTAAGTGTTATAATAGTCATATAATTTTCCTTTCTTCTCCTGCCGTGTCGGTGTTGCAGCACCGACACGTCTTTTTTATTTCAGTTCTTCCCACTGGAAACGCCCCTTGCCGGAGTTGCGCCACTGCCCCAGACCGCGCATCGCGCCATAGTCCAGGCATTCGCGCACCATATCTTCCAGTTTGGGGTCAAGGCACTGGATTTCAAACTCGGCGGTGCTGCCTTCGGGTACGCTTTCGGATTTGGCAATGCTTACGCGCTCTCCCATCGGGGTGCTGGCGCGCAGCGGGCGTTCGCAGTAGCCCATACGCAGCCCGTGCAAGTCGTAGGGAATCTCGCGCGGGGTGACGAAAATAAGACCGTCGATTGCCTGCTTATACGCCTTGATTGCCGCGCAAGCCTTGCCGCCCGCGTATCCTGCCTTGCCAGCTTTGGCAAGCATCTTGCAGGAATCTTTCAGCATTCCCTTGATTTGGTAGTCGTAAATAAAGGGTGTGCCGTCTGCCGTTTTGGGGAATACCGTGATGCGGTCTTCTGCGTTCTGGGCTTTGATGTTGTCCACTTCTTCAGCGGTCAAATCATCGGTGGGGGCTTTGCTGGCAATATAGGTTGCCAGAAGTTCCTCGTTGCTGGGGCTGCTGCCCAAAACTTCTTCCAAAAGAGTGATTTTTACTTTCATGGTGGTTGTCTCCTTTTTTAATAAAATCGGTTGCTTTTCGGTGCCTATGCCAGTCTACGCAATGCCTATGCGATGCAGTGCTCCGCCATGCCGTTGCGGTGCCATTCGTCGCGTGGCTTCGCCATTTCATTGCCAATCAGAGCAAGCAGCACAAGGCTTTTCCACTGCTAATCAAATCGGTGCCTCCGCAAAACCTTGCCGGGCTATGCCGTTGCTTTGCATCTCTATTCCCTGCAGCGCCTTGCCTTCGCGTCGAATCTCAATGCTATGCCTATGCTGAGCACCGCCATGCCATTCCATGCCATCGCGTCGCAATGCAATGCCTTCGCGTCGAATTGCAGCACCCTGCCTCTGCCTTGAGAAGCTGTTCTGAGCTATGCTGTTGCTATCCATAGGGGAGCTAAACAGTGCCGATGCGACGTTTTGCGTAACGCCGCGCCGCGGGGAGGCGCATAGCCACTGCGAAACGATGCGCAGCTTCGCTTTGCCCCTGCTTATCGTCGCCGTGCCGCTGCCACGCCCCGCCGCGCAAATCCATAGCTAAACAAGGATTGCACGGAGTTCTGCAAGAACGCTGTCGATGCGCTCTTCACGGGTAGGCATAGCGGCAGAAGATTTGCGCACGCCAGCCACCGGGTAATACGTTGCAAATTCGTCAAGCGTGATGCCAAGTGCGGCGCACACTCTGCAAACTTCCGCCCATTGCCAATCCTGCCGCCCGTTTACGCGGTGCGAAAACACACCAGGGTTTATTCTGGCGGCTTCTGCAAGGCGTTTCTGGTTCCAGCCCTTGCTTTTGATTAGAGCCGTAAAAGCAAGGTTTGTCATGGTGGTTCCTCCTTTCTTTCCGCGATCAGTTCACTTACAGCCGCTTCCATCTTCTTCTGAATGTCAGGCGGTTTACGCTTGCTGTTCAGAATCAAACAGATATAAGGCTTGCCGTAACCTAGCTTTTTTGCTACATCTTCATAAGAAATGTCGTTGTTGTGCATTTTCCCAATCAAACGGCCAGTCCACGCTTCGGGCATTTTTTCACCTCCATAGTAAAAATTAGAAGTAAACAAAATTGACTGTCGCGACACAATATGCTATAATCTGAACTGCCAGAGTAAGGCAGAAAGGAAGGTGGTCGTCCTTGACCCAACTTTTGAGTATGCCAGTTCCAGACTAAAGAAATTGCGTAACGCGCTATGGCTTAAACGGCTGCCCCAAAGCTGCCAAAGGTTACGGCAAGTCCACAGAATTGCAAGTTCGTTTTGCAAGCAGCGGATGCGCATTGCACAAAGGACCGTGTACTTGCCCGCTCACATTGAGCGGTTCCGTTGCTGCAAACTTGTTCTGGTAAAAAACTTTGGGGAAAATCCGTCTGCTAACGAACAGCAGGCGGATTTTTTTGCTGTCGCGGCAGTAATTATGGTTGCAAAAGTTTACAAAGTATGCTATATTGTAGTTGTCAGATACATAAAAGCATTAGGCGCGGGCAATAGGTTGCCGGGGCTTTGTTTGCTGCAAACTTTTTAAACCATGACTATAGTATACAGCAAACTTTTTAAACCGTCAACCCTCCTGTGCGAACTTTTTAAACTTTAGCATTTTGCACAAATTGGAGGTCTTGTTTTGGCGTTTTACGACAAGTTTGTAAACCTTTGTGCTTCCATTGGGGAAAAGCCTACGCCGGTAGCTCAAAAATTAGGAATTAGCAAAGGTACAGTTGCGAGTTGGAAAAGGAGAGGAAATGACCCAACTGACGCATATTTGGCAAAGATTGCAAATTACTTTGGCGTATCTGTTGACGACTTGCGCGGGGATTCTGAAAACGAAAAAAAGCCCACCGCACAAGGCGATGGGCTTAGCGAATTTACCGAAAAGGAAGCAGCTATTCTTAAATGGTTCCGTTCTCTGCCTGAAGAAAAGCGTCGAGCAATCCTAATTGCTCAAGACGCTCCAAAAGAGCTTCTCGATTAGTACGCACAAGCTGTAAAAATGCTTTGTCTTCTTCTGTAAGTTCCATTGTAATACCTCCATACATTAATTATAAGGTTGTGATACTATGGGCTTTTTTGACTTTTTGAAGCCGAAACCAAAAGTAAATGTTTCCATAACTACACATGAGCCGACTAAAGATAAAATTGCAAAGCAATATGCTAATTACTGCAAAACACAAGCAGAAAAGCGGCACGCAGAACAGGAAGAGCGTGCAAACAATAATTTTCTGGCGCTTTCGGCTGATGATCTCACAGACAAAAACGGCCTAAAGCCAACAGAAATTTTAATGCTTTCTTATTTAGAGAAATATTCCAGTGGAAAGCCTGTTGCAAAGTTCTGGCATTATGATTATGGCGTTGATGACGTTTGGCTAATTATTAAAAAGCTGGAAACAATGGGTTTCGCCGAAAACGGGAAATTGACCGAAAAGGGAAAAGCAGAACTAAATGACAATGAATACGTTTATTTTTATCACAGAAAATCTTATGCTCATTGGGCTTTTACCTTGCCGGAGTTTTGCCGCGCCGTAAACGCTCAAAGAGACGTCCCATATCGGGATTTAATATGGGGCAAATACAATAAACTATATATGGAAGCAATTTCGTCTCCCAAAAAATGCCGTGATTTACGATATTCCATGTATGAGTTTTTGGTAGACGAAAAAAAGTTTGAAACGGCTTTTTCTATGTTACTTGAAATACCTTTTTATGATATGAATTGCCAATATCCTTTTATAGCTCCTAGTATTATGCAGGAACTAAAGAAAGCCCAAAAAAAAGCTGGCTTTACTGAAGAACAAATTTTTGATATGGCCAAAGGGCGATACGGCAAGATGCTTGTTGAAAACCCAACTGTTCCTGCGATAGATGCCGCAGGTATTGTCACATCCTACATTTTTGGAAAAGATGGTCTCGCTCAAAGAGTTTTGAAATCTTACAACATTGATTGCCGCAGGTTGTTTTCAAGCAACCATTGATTGTATTTTATACAACTTCTTGTAGTACTTCAACACTTTCACAAAAATTTTCATTTGTCAATGCCTTTAATAGGACTATAACACATTTCAAGCGCGAAAAAACATGAAAAAAGCAGCTCCGATGCTGTAACATCGAAACTGCTAAAAGGTGGGTTATAAAAGCGGACAGGCTCTAAACCCGCCCTTATTCTATCACAAAGAAAGGGGCAACGCAATATGAAACGCACAAATACCGCAAAATGGGTCGAATCTGCCAACCGTTGGCAAATCAATGTGCAGAAGGATGGAGTGCGAAAGACGTTCACCAGCGCCAAGCCGGGACGCACCGGCCAGCGGGAAGCCAACGCCAAGGCCGACGCATGGCTTGAAAAGGGTATACAGAATCGCAAACAGACTGTTGCAGAAGCGTATGTCCAATACATGGCCCGACAGATGAAGATTTCTTCTGAAGGCAACTGGAAGCCCATGCAGGGACGATATAACAAGTGGATTGCCCCGCGCATCGGAGACACGCGCCTAACTTCCCTAACAGAGCAGGCAGTACAAGACATACTGGATGATGCTTTTGCAGCAGGCCGCAGCAAAAAGACCATTAAGAACATTGCGGGCGACCTGCGGAGCTTTTTCAAGTTTTGCCGCCGCTCTGGATGGACAACATTTGAGCCGGAGGAACTGCACGTTCCAGAGGGAGCGCGTTTCAAAGAGCGAACCATTTTGCAGCCGACCGACATTATAACGCTTTTGAACGTCGATACCACCCTAAGCAGGGGGCACAGGGTATTTGACGAATATATACATTATTATAGGATGGCCGTTTTTACAGGAATGCGGCCAGGTGAGCTTTTGGGCCTTGAATGGGAAGACATTGAGGGCGGTGTAGCTCGGCTCAAGCGCTCCGTGAACATATACGGGAAAGAATCAAGGGGAAAGAATGAGAATGCCCCTCGCGCAGTTATCCTTTCGGCTCGTTCGCTGGAAGAACTTAACGCACAAAAAGATTTGACCGGAATGTGCCAGCGCGTCTTTCCACAGGTAGAAGAGCGGAACATTCGCCGCGCGTGGCAAAGATACTGCGCCGCCAACGGCATTACGCAATGCACCTTGTACGAGTTGCGCCATACGTTTGTCAGCATAGCAGCCAATTTGCCAACAGGCCAGCTTAAACAGGTGATAGGGCACAGCCAGAATATGGACACTTACGGAGTGTACGCCCACGCCATAAACGGACAGGATAAAGTAATAGCCGAGAACATCGAGGGCATTTTTGATGCAGCCATAGCATCTGGAAAAAGTACACAGTGAAAGTACACACTTTTTATTCTCGGGCTGTATTTGGTATGGGGATGGGAGTACGCACGGTACACATTTATTACGATAAATAATGAATATAATACCGTGCTTCGTAGAATAATCGGGGTTCGAGTCCCCCATCCTCCACTTGGAAAACCCCATACCGTAATGGTATGGGGTTTTGTCTTTTTTGCGTTTTTGGGAGAGGCGAGGGGACATCT